TAAATAAAATAACTGTGAATTATTGTACCGAAAGTGATATAGATGATAGTGATAATGAATTAGAATTATCAATAACGCATCAAGGTGCTGGGTTTTATTACATAATGAAAACAGAAAGATTTGCCTTTGACGATATAGATTTTATGATAAGAATATTACAGGATTTTAAAGAAAAAGCAAATATTGAGGATTATTCACAGAGGGACACTGATGTCCCTCACAAAACAAAAAAATAAAAAGCATTATGACACCGAAAGAAGAAACAAAAAGATTAGTAGATAGATTTACTATTTTTTTAAATTACGATGCTCAAGTTGTTGTTAATTTTAATAACTTCAAAGAAGAAGATATTAGAAGAACAAAAAAAGACGCAATAAAATTATCAATAATGTGTCTTGAAGAAATGATAAGCTACGCTGAAAATGACGAATACGAAGTTTGGTTTAAAAGTTTAATTAATGAATTAAATAATCAACTCTCCGACATTCGTGTCGGTTAGTTCGGTTAAAGTTACTTATAACTCCGATATTAACGCACCTTAAGTATTACTTTTAGCTATGAAGCCTATTATTTACACAGAAATAGTAACATTAAAAATCAGCAAACAACAAAAGAAAACTTTAAATAAGTTAAAGTCTAAAAATTATAAAGTTTCTCAATTTATACGTGATGCTATTTCTGAAAAATTACAGAGAGAAAAACATGAGATATTAAAGCAAAAAAAAGAATATTGTCCATTTAGTAATGGTACAATAGAATTGTAAAACTAAAAATAAAATAATTATGAACAGAGAAATAAAATTTAGAATATTTGACAAAAATATTCCAACATTAACTGAAGCAATGAAAGATATACAGCCAAGTGGGCAAATGTTATATGATATGGATTATCTTTTAAATTCTGATTATTTTAAACACGCTTTAGAGGGTAACTATCCAATAATGCAATACACAGGATTAAAAGATAAAAAAGGAAAAGAAATTTTTGAAGGGGATATTGATATAAATTTTGATGTTGTAGGGTGGTGTGAAAAAACAGCAAGCTTTCAATTTTTTATTTATGACTTTCCTAATAGAGAAAAAATATCTTGCCATTGTTTTAGTTGTGAAGGAAATTTTAATTTTAACGATGGAGAAATAGAAATAATAGGAAACATTTACGAAAATCAAGAACTTTTAAAATAAACAAACATGAAAACAATTTTATTATTACTGATTAGCTCAGTATCATTCGCACAAACAAATCTATCATTAACATCTAACATTAGCTTAGGTCAAAACTGCGGTAATGGACCGCACCAAACATTTACTTACAACGATGTAAATTTGAATGGATTTAAAATCACTTTAAGAAACTCAACATTAATTGTCAATGGAAACTTAAACGGAGGTGGAGAGATAGACAAATGCGGAAACCAAGACAACAGCTTTGTTTGCGTAAATGGAGCAGTACAAAACAATCCAAACTTAAACGGAATAACCTGTAGTAATTTATCGAATCTGGAGTTTGAGCTCACACAAGACAACTACGGCATTATGTACTCAATATTTGACTTACTCGGCAATAAAATAAGTCAAGGATTTACAAATAAGAATATGTTCGAAGGATTGCCGAAACAAGTATTGCTTCTTAAAGTTTACGGATTTGAAACCAAAAAAATAATTTTAAATGATTAAATATGGACACATCAACTTCAATATTTCCAGTCGCCAGAAAAGAACATACTTGTGATTGGTGTTTACAGAAAATACAGATTGGTGAAGCTTACAGAAAACAAACCATTTTTGATAATGGGACTGCCTATACTTGGAAAAACCATCGTCATTGTGATGCACTAGCAAATAGACTAAAAATGTTTGAAAATTGCAATGATGGCTATGGTCTTACTCAAGAAGATTTCAGCGAGTGTATAACAATAGAATTTCAAAGAATTAATGATGAAAAAAACATTGTAACTGGTATGCCTGAATTTAAAAAAAGAATGGAAATAGTCAGAATACATCATGATTTATAAATATAAACTTTAAACAAATAAACTATGGGTTCTAAAAATAATACTAAAATAAAATCAATTAGACTAAGCAATTTAGTCATTGACAAAATTGAAAAGATAGCCATAAAAGAAAATAGAAGTTTCAGTAATATGGTAGAGACGATTTTATTAAATTATAAAAATTAAATCATGAAAACACCATACATACTTGTAATATTACCAATTGCAGCTTTAATATTATTTAATCTAATAACAAAAGCAAGATGTAATATGTATCAAAGAGAGTGTAAAAAGAAATTAAAAAAACAAAAAACTGAATTATGACAAAGCAAGAAAAAATAAAAGAAGCATGGATTGAAATTTACGGAGAAGAAAAATACAATCTCATTAAATATGCGATTAAAGAAAATGGACATATAGATTGTGTTAAAAATCCTGAAATATCAGAAATAATAAATACTTGTGAAAAAGGTATTTATTGGGGAACTACCAGTTATATACCAAAATCACCAATTTATTAACAATGAATAACCAATACACACTAGAAGGGTTTAGTAGAATGTTTAAAAGAACAGATCATACCATTGCTAAATTGCTTCGCAAGAATTATATATTCCCAACTGATAAAATTGGAAATCGTGTTGTATACGACGAAAAAGCATTTGACTTTTTGAAGTCTAAATACGAAACTGAAATAGTAGTTGAGTTTGTACCAGTACCAGTTTATGTAAATGTGTATTGGGAAATTATACCATCTAAATTAAATTTTGAATTATGAGAAAAGGATACAAAATAGAACACGATATATCAGAAGGTGATAAACAAATAATAGTTTATAATTTCTTTGGTCATAATATGGTTTCAAATGTTTCTTTTTCAGGAAACTATAAAAATACATTAATATGCGCTATTGGCAGATGGAGAATAAAAAAAGTTTTGTAATTAATTAATTTTCACTAACTTTACTATACTAAACAAAAATATTATGAAAGCAAATGAATTAAGGATAGGGAATAAATTCATTCTACCAAATGGAGAAATAGGAACAATTTCTTATCATGAAATAAGATTAATGAGTATTTCTTTAGATCCTATAAATTACAAACCTATACCATTAACAGAAGAGTGGTTATTGAGATTTTGTTTTAAAAAAGTTAGATATGAAAAATATGCTCACGAAAAACTTGATAAACTAAAAGCATATCCACATGTAATTAAAGATGGATATGGATTTTATATTCAGGGGGCTTACACGCTTCCCAATATAAAATATGTCCACCAATTACAAAATCTTTACTTCGCTTTAACAGGTGAAGAACTAAAAATACAACTATGACAACATACATGCAAATAAAAATATTTACAACGCATTTGTGCATCAATAGTTATAGAATAACAGTAAAGTGTTTTGTAAACTAAAAATAAAATAATTATGAAACTAAAGCCACTATCAGATTTTGTTTTAGAACAAAAAAGTAAATTAGGATTAGGAGGAGATACTTATGAGTGTTTTTATAAAAAAACAACTTCTTATACCGACTTTTTAAAACAACCTCTTACACTAGGAATGTTTGTGCCTTGTGATGAAAATGGAAATATTTTAAATCCTAAAAAATTTACAATTGATGGTCATCCAATTTTTGATGGAGGGGTTTTGTATCAAGAAGCCCAAGAACGTGTTTTATTTAAAGGATTTTATAAAGAATTTAATGCTGTTATGTCTCCAGCAGGCGGGTATTTAGATACTGGCAGATTAAAACATAAAACAATTGAAGATATAATTGGAGCTAATTTAGAACTAACAGAATCTGCAATTAAACAACTTGGATTATAAAAACAAAATATATGAACCAAATCACAATAACATTATTATCAGGCGAGGAGGTAAACGTTAAAGTAAATAAAATACAACAATATCTTATTTATCAAGACGTTATTCATATCTTTACTAAAAATATTCAATACTACTTCCCAAGAACAACAGAAGTAGTAAATCTATTAATACAGAATAAAGAAACTATTTGTTACAATTGATTATGGCAAGACCAAGCGAATATAACTTTGAATTATGTGAAGAAATTTGCAATGAGCTTGCAGAAGGGCAAAATATTAGACGCGTTTTAAATTCAAAGGACATATACCCTGACTGGACTACATTCAGAAGATGGAAGAATAACAATGAAGAATTACGCACATTGTATATAAACAGCCAACAAGACAAAGCAATTGCCCTTGAAAACGAATTAGACGACCTAAGAGATATGTTAATGAGTAAGGAAATAGATCCTTCAACTTACAACACTTTAGCGCAGACTATTAAATGGAAAATGGCTAAGTTTTATCCAAAAGTTTTCGGAGAAAAAATACAACAAGAACACTCTGGAGAAATAAAAGGGGTAAACTTATCAGCATTATCTACAGATGAATTAGTGGCTAGGGCAAAGGCAATAAAAAAAATAGATGAATAGACATGAGTTAGATATTTATATAGAACTCTATAAAAAAAAAGAGTTTAAATATATCCCTATTGGTAGTTATTCTAATGGGGATTATTTTTATTGTACAGATAAGCAAATTAAAACTTTAGACCTATTATCTGATAATACTACAACTTCTGTAGGGTACGGAGGTTCGGCTAGATCGGGTAAAACAGTTATTGAAGTTACTGCTATAATTTTTGATTGCTTAGCTTACGATGGTATAGCATGGGGATTAGCGAGAAAAGAACTTACAACACTAAAAAGAACAGCTTTGTTAACCCTTTTTAAGCAGCTACAATTTTACGGACTTTTACAGGATGATGATTTTCATTATAATCAGCAATTAAATAAAATAGTTTTCAATAATAATAGTGAGGTATTTTTAATTGATACAGCCTATAAATCAAGCGATCCTTTAAACACTAGATTCGGAGGATTTGAATTAACTAGATGCGCAGTCGATGAAAGTAACGAAACAGCGCAAGAAGTAGTTGATAAGTTATTTGAAAGGACAGGCTGGAGGTTAAATGAGAAATACAATTTAAAAAGAAAAGTTTTTGAGTGTTTTAATCCTGCCAAAAATCACGTTTATTCAAGATTTTACAAACCTTTTGTTGATAATATAGAATCTATATTTAGAAAGTTTGTTTTAGCTCTACCAAGTGATAATCCGAATCCTGCTGTTGCAGAATGGATAAAAGATGTTTTAGCTGATGATAAAATACCAGAAGCAACAAAACAAAGGCAAATCTATGGAAATTTTGAGTATGATGACAATCCTTATGCGATGTTTAATTATTCTGATATTTTAGGATTATTTACTAATGATTTTATAAAGACTACACAAGATAAATATATGACTTGCGATATAGCTTATACGGGATCGGATAAATTCGTTATAGTTGTATGGAGTGGCTTTGTTGCTACAAATATAATCGCTATTGATAAAATAGATGATACAATGGTGTCTAAAAAAATAAATGAACTTAGAATAGAATATAAAGTACCAATTAAGAACGTTATTTATGATGCTGATGGACTGCAAACATTTACTAGACATTCAGCTAATAGCGGAATATTATCTGATGCTGTACAGTTCCATAATGGCGGACAGCCAATAAAAATATCAGGTAAAAAAGAAAGTTTTAAAAATCTAAAGGCGCAATGTTATTATTATTTTGCAGAAGCCTGTAAAAATTCAGAAATGTTAATACAGGAAAAAAACTACAGAAATCAAATAATACAAGAGTTAGAGCAAATAAATAGAATGCCATTAGATGATGAAGGAAAATTCAGTTTAGAAAAAAAAGAAAAGATTCAGGAAATAAAAAAAACTAAATTTTGTTTAAAATGTGGAGAAAAAAGACATTATGTTTTGGATTTTCATCATACAGAACCTAAAAACAAAACTTTTCAAATTTCTCAAGGTGAAGGTAGAGGTTGGAAAGCAATAGAAGAAGAAATGGATAAATGTTTAGTGTTATGTAAAAATTGTCATGCTGAATTTCATCATTTTGAAAAAATTAACAAAATAACAATTAAAGAATATTTAATTCAAAATTAAAAAATAAAGTTATGTGTTTTTTTAAACATAGTTCAAAACCGAAAGTAAAAGTAGCAGGTCGTGACGTTGTATGTTATAAAATATTACGACGTGATGCTGATGGAGAATTACTCAGTCCATATAGAGGAGTTAAGTACGAGATTGGGAAAGTGAAAAAAATAGGGAACAATTTTAAAACTAAACCCTATGACTTCAATACAGGTAATCGATATAAAAACTCAATTGATATAGGACTTCATTCATTATCTACATTAGCTGAGGCTGAAAATTGGAAATGGAAAATAATTGGACGGAGTAATATTGAAATATTTAAATGTGTTATCCCCAAAGGAGCAAAATATTGGTATAATCCATTTGATCATGAATATTGTTCAAATCAACTATTAGTTAAATCTCAAATTAAATAAATCATGGGTGAAGTATTAAGACACTTGTTTGGAGTATGTGGCGAACACCACCCAAACATTTTATGGGCTCTTCCATTCATAGGAAGCGCATTGTTAATCATCAAAAACAAAATCAATGCTATCAGGATTA